ATAATTTTAAGTGTAATTATCTTTTTAATACCTGTTTTAAATGCAGTAAATGGCATAAATTCTGATTGTCTTTTATATCTATTATTGTCATCTTTTTTAACACAAATAACATTTAGATTACTTAATTGTTCTTGCGTCATTTCTGCTAATTGTTTTATTGGATAATATTCATAATCTTTTTTATTAACATTTAAAACACCTATTTCAGTATCGCCTGTAAAACAACACAAATTTGAATTATAAACAGGATTTTTCCAAGAACCTTTATACATATTATCAGCAAATATTAAATATACTCTACCTGTAAAAGAGCGTTCAAATAGTATTAAATCTAGTAATTGATAAGCATTTACTTTTTTCTTATCTTTTTTAGGTATTTCTTCACTATATTTTTCATATAATTTAGCAAATTCTTCTTCATTGCCTAGAACTTCATATAATCCTGGAACTTGATTTGGATGAAATAAATAAACATCTTCTTTATTTAAGGCTTTTTTAAGAAAATAATTATTAAGAATAATTGTTTGGTCTGTGTGTCTTGTTCTAGTTTCGGCAGTTCCCCTAGTATCTTTGAGTTGTGCTATTAATTCTATTTCGTAATGATACCAAACGTTATTATTGTTTGATGAATTGTGTGTGCAATAAAAACCGCCTATACCTGCAAAAAAATTGTTGTTGTCTTGAACTTCTAAATCCCTAAAATCATTTTCATTATAATTAGGATTTTTTTGAATATCACTAATAAAAACAATCTCTGATTTGTCGTTCATCATTAAATCGCCAACAAAACAATCACTTGCTTTTACATATATCCATTTGTTGTTTCTTTTAACCAATAAAGGGTGTTTTTTTGAATTTATTATCTGACCGCCGTCTGATAATAAAATTCTTAATTGGTCTGATTTTTTAACAATAGGCATAAATGTTTTTAAAACTTTTTTAGGTTCTATCTTATTGTTTTGTATATTATAAGACATTACATAATCATCAACTTTAATATTTTTTATCATAACATCTTCATAAATCATTTGTATTTTCATTGTTATCCTTTTGTTTTAATGTTTTAAATTTTTCTAAAAGTTCTTCTTTAGTCATATCACATCTTTTTCCTTTTTTTGAATTTTCAATTTTTGTAAGCATTCTCAAATTAACAATAGAGCCAATTATTTCAGGACTTATATTATTTTCAAATCCTTCTTTAATTGAATAAATATGGTCTATATGATAATCTTTACTTCTCAATTCAATTCCTTCTATTTTGTCTTTGCTTTGCAATGTAAAAAACCAAACCATTTCATAATAATATTTGTATTTTGCTTTTTTATTTTTAATTGTATCAATTATTTCATCAATATACACTTCACTTAAAAAACTTTTCTTGAAAATATCTCTAAGATTTTCTATTTCTTCCCTAGTATAGCCAAAATCTTTTAAAAAAATAAATTTATTGCTATTAAATGATTGGTGTATTGCTAAACATTTTCTAGCATATTCTTCACTATATCCTTGTTTTAACCAATATTCTAAACATCTTTTTGAAGACTTTGCAAAAAATTTTTTCTTTATAATACCCAAGTCTTCCTTAGAATATCCTTTATTTAGCCAATATGTATCAGTAGCAGGCGATATATCTATTCTTATTTGTCTAAATTTTGCATTTGCTTCATCATATGAAATATTATATTCTTCCATATATCTTTTAAGACATTTTTCTTTATTTTCTTTTGCTTTGTCTATAAAAAATTGATTATACTCTTCTTCTGTCATTTCTGATTTCATTTTTTCTAATCTTTTTTTGTTAGATTCAATTCCATTTCGAGTTGATTTTTTCTTTTTATCTTCTAATAACTTTTTGCGTTCTTCTTCTGTTAAATCAGGATAATGTTTATTGTAAAATTCAATGCAATATGGGGATTTTTCCTTTATTAATGGTAAATTTTCTTGTTTCTCTTTTTCATAAATTAATTTAAAATTATAATCATTCTCAATTAAATCTTTTACTTTTATATTGTGAATTTTTAAATGATTTGCAAATGAAAAATAATTAATTTCTTTTTTGCCACATATAGGACAATACATAAGACCACCTTTTATATTTTTTTACTTTTATTTATATAAAAAGTAGTCTTGATTGTTGAGTAATTTTAATTAAATTAGATTAAATTTTTTAAGATTTTCTTCAGTTGCTTCATATTCAATATTATCAACGATAATTTTACTCAATTTCTTTACTTTAGAATCCTTGAAAAAACAACCATTACGAGAAATTTGTGAAAGTGCCGTTGTAGCCGACTCATACGCTTTTAATAATGGCAAAACACCTGTGTGTTTCATTCTACCACCAATATCAGCGTCTATACCACGAATTCTACTTGAATTAAATCCTATACCTGCTTTAGAAGCAGTCATTCTCAAAAATCTATCTAACGCAATTGATAAAGACTCGACAGAATCACCTAAATCAATAACATTACAACTTATAAATTTCTTATAATTTGTTCTTAATCCGTTCATAATAGGCGTAGGCAAAGATACCATTTTTTCAGATAAAAATTTATATCCATTTAAGATATATTTTTTACGTTCAGGGTGTTCTGCAAATACGCACAAATTTAAAACCATATAAGATTCTTGCGGAGTTTCAATAACTTTACCTTGCTTATTCTTAATTAGATACTTAGTATAAAATTGATTAACAGATATATAAGATAATGTTTCATCTTGTTTATATTTAATTTTAGAGCCGTAAAAATCTAGTTCTTCTTTGGTGTATTTGTCAAGTAGAATTTTATCATAATAACCTTTTTTGACACGTTCAACAATATATTCATAAAATGATTTAGTAGGTTCATAAGAATTATAAACTTCTTTTCTTAATTTTTGATTTAATAATCTACCTGCAACTATTTCATAATTAGGTGTTTCTTCAGAAACTAATTCATTTGCTGATTGTATTAGTGCTTTTTGAATATCTAAAGACTTTGTATTGTTAGATATTCTGATACTAGCATTCATTACAACATCAGAAACTGAAACACCTGATAATCCTTCACAAGCATATGCTACTTTTTCATTTATCTTTTCTGCATTATACGGCTCAATATCGCCATTTGTTTTAATGATATTAATTGTATTGGTGTTGTTTGTATTTTGTTCTTGCATTATTATCCTTTTAACTAAGTTAATATTGATGAATTATATATCAATAGTATTTAATTTATGCTTAAATTTAGTATATTTTAAGATAGCAGGCAGATTTATCAGTTACTTTATTAGCAGTCTTATATAATGAATTGCCTAATAAATTTATATTGTTATCTTTATACATTAAAGAGATTAAATAACAAAATTTAAGTCCTTGCAATTTAGCACATAATCTTATAGTATTGTCTGAATTTGATTTTGCTAATTCAAATAAATTACAGAATTCATCAAAATTTAGTTTTGTTGTAGTATTTATAGACGAACTTGGTGCTGTTTGTCTTGATTGATTTAATTCTGATACATTAAGATAATAATTATAAAATTCTTTAATATCGTCTAAAGTAAATTGATTAAAATCAAAATTATGAAATTTCTTAATTGAGTTAATTCTAGTGAGATTATAATTTTGATAAAGATTATCAATTATATTAACTGATACTTTACCTAAACGTCCGTCGGTTTGCTTACCATCTGTTGTAATTTCTATTTGTGTTATACCAACTTTAGAAGCAGGAAATAATCTGCATTGAAACCTTAAATATCTATCCTGATAATTCTTAAATTTAAGTGTAAAACTACCTATTTCTTGTGTTTTAAAGATACTATCTTTGTTATCAGAAACTTCAAAATCGCAAGGCAAGTCTAATAATTCAAATTCATAATCTAAATCTATTTGATTAGGTTGATTAAAAACTCTATACTCGCCGTCAGAATTAGGATTTATTTTTTTAAGAGATACAGAAACTAAATCTAAATCTCTATGTAATATATAAAGAAATGAATTTATTTGTTCTAATGTATTGTTTTGTAATAATAAATTTAAATTATCTAATATATATGATTTTTTATTTTTTCTTATACACACTATATCAGCAGGATTCCAAGTATCTTTACTTAAATTAAATTTCTTAGATATATTTAAGTAAATATCGCATATTTCAGAATCATCACAATCCACGCCTATAATTTCAAAATCATTAATATTATCTAAGAATTTATCTAATAATATAGGTGTTCTTAAAAATGTATTATACCATTTATCATAACTAGATTCATCAAATTCAAAATCTAAATTATGTGATTTAGATAATTTGTTTAAATTATTAATATCAGGAATATAGTTATTTTTGTCTAGTTGATAATTTTTAATTGATTGTATAGTTGCTAATTCAGTGGCGGAACTAAAATATTTTCCTGAAGCATTATTAGAAGTAAATTGTGTTTTATCTATATCTGTAAATTTATAATTTAAATTATCAGATTTAAAGATTTTCTTAGATAATACATAATCAATAAATTCTTTTTTGTATTGCTCTGTGTAATTCTCATTTATAATCATTTTAAGCAATGTTATATCAAATGTATTACTAATTGATACATCAGAATTATTAATACGTATTAACTCATTATTTTCTATTTTTTCAACTAATTTATCTATATATTTAAAATTATGTTTAAATTTATCTTCTGACTTAAAATTAGCCATTAAATTAATATCCTTATTATTGACTACAAATTAAATTATAGAACAATAGTGTAAAATTTATACGTCTAAAATAAGATTAGGAATATCCAATAAGTTATTATCAATAATATTAAAGTTTTCGGTAGTATTAGAAGTATCAGAATTATTAGATGTATTGAGTGTATTAGATGTGTTAGAGAATTTATTAAGGCTTAAAGTATCATCACCAAGTAAAGTGATTTCTTTATTTCCAACAGATAAATTTATATATCCTGTTGTAGATGTTTTGATAATAGAATCAAAATTTAATTCAGATTTTTCTGATAAAATTTTATTATTCTTTAAATCATAAACATTGCCTATAATTTCATTGATTTTAATCAATACAATTCCTTATCTTACTTTTAAATTTAAAATCTATAATTTATAATCTTATATTAGATTATATAATTTTAAACCTTAATAATCTCTTACATTCTTTATACTACATATTTATTTATAATTTTTAATATAATCTTTATAGAATTCATCTACTTCATTAATTAAGTCAGATGATAATAATGAAGTAAGTTCATCAAATTTTTTATGTGCTTTAAGAATTTCATCTTTATCATCATATGTTGTAATATGATTAATTCTAAATTTAACTATAAATAAAATCCCTTGCTCTTTAGATAAATTTGTAGGTTTTAAGTTACCTATTTTGTCTTGTGACAATACAAAATCATCATCTGAAATATTATATTCATAGCAAAGGTCTAATATATTGTAATAGACTTTAACAGGATATTGTCTTGAAACTAAAATCATTTTAAACTCCTAAATTAAATTCTTAAACTTTTTAATTCTTTTGAATATTATTAATCCCATAATCTTGACTTACGTCTTAACTCATTCATTAAAATATCATATACACCATTATAATAACGTTCAGGATTAGAACCTTCATAATCTTCATTAATAAGAATATCTAGGCACTTAATGATAATTTTAAGATGTTCTTTATCTTTAACATCATTAATATAGTGTGTTTTTTGAACCCAATTCAACTCTTTTAATTCATACATACGTTTTAAAATTTGATAGTCGTAGGCATAATCATACCACCTATAACACCATATTACTTTAAAGAAGTAAATTAAATTGCCTATACCATATATAATATTATAAAATAGATACTTAATATTATCAAGTATATTAATAAATCCGTCAAAAAATGTAGGTTTTCTAATTATTTCATAATCATCGCTTATTTTATCTTTATCAAACTTCTCGATTGCTTCATAATATTTTTTTATTATTTCTAAATCTTTTTTAGTCATCTCAAACTCCTTAAATATTAATATCCTGTTGAACTAATTTAATACTATCAGACCATAATTTAATTGCTGATGTATTAGTTAATAAATCACGTTGTTCTGATTTTGCTCTTACTTCATCGGCTAATTCTTTAATTTTCTCAAATGTTAATGAATATATAGGCAATTTTAACAAATAATCATATGAATTATCTTGTTTAGGTAATTTTAATTGTTCTAAATCATTTACTATATCTTGCTTAGGTCTTTTTGATATTATTAATTTATTCTCTATTATTAATTTAATAAATATAATCTTACTCTTAAGATAATTTAAATTTTCATTTAATATAGATAAATCATAATTTTTTTGTTTTTCTTGATATTCTAATCTAATTTCTTTATAATAATCTAAGATTTCTTTAATATTATTAAAAGTTATAATTTTATTATTTCTATCAATAGCATTAAAAATTTCTGTTACTTTTTTACGCAGTTTAAGAAAATCTAATATTTCTGAATCTGATTTGTCCTGATTTTCTAGTAATTGTATTTCAAATAAGAATTCATCTTTTGTAGAATCTGAAAAATCTTTAAATTTGATTTTCTTATCTTGTGTTAATTTCTTAAGAACCGATTTATATCCCTGAAAATCATATCCGATAGGTATTTCAGTTATAGTTAATTTAGATTTATTTTTAGGGTCGCGTTTAATAATACCTTCTATAATCCATTGACAAGGATTTTCCCCTTGTATAATATTTCCTTTAAATCCCTTAAAATATGGCTTTAATTCTAATAAATCTTGCTTTTCTTTAGGACTAAACAAATATGTTAAACACTCAATAGGATTTCTAGGTAATATCTCTTGTTTAAATCCGCTTGATACGCCTGAACTTCCATTAATTGCCAAATATGGCAAACTTGGAACAAAGAATAAAGGCTCAATTTTAGTTCCTTCAAATTCTTGTTCTATTAATACATCTCTTATATCAAAAGTATTAAATAATACGTCTTTTCCATATGTATAAATGTATCTTGGAGCGGCTGGATTGTTGATAAATCTTGTTCCAAAGTTACCTGATGGATAAAGTAAATTAATATTATTAGTGCCTACATAATTTCTTGCTAAAGTAACTATCGGATTATACATTGAGCCGTGCAAGAATTCTGTAAATGCTTGTGCTTGTGAGTCAAAATGTAGAACTTTTATTTCATCTTTGATTTTTTTCTTTAAACAAAAAAATAAAATTTTTCTTGATGTGTTCTTTTGTCCGTCTATTGCTGAACCTATCATTCTAATTGTAGAATACGAAGCATAATTGACGGCTTCTTCTAAGAAAAATTGCTTTAACGATTGTGTTCTCATTATTAACCTTTTTTTAATTGATTGTCGTATTATAAGTTAATTTCGCTTAATTTAATATAAAATATTTATAGTGTTAAATTGGGATAATTAATTGTGTAGAAATAAAAAATGGAAGTCGTATTGCAAATTGACTTCCATTATCAAATAAACGTTTAGTTCCACCTATTGGAGCGACAAGTTTTTAATCTTACTTAATTTTTCACTCCCACCACTCTTACTCGTCGCCTTGTTACACGTGATTAATCGGCAACTTCATATTCGATAGTGTAATTATATATTAGAAATCCTTAAATTATGCTTAAACAACATATTCTGTAAATTCATTTTTTAATTGATTTTCTAATTTTTGAATTAAATCTTCATACATTTTAATTGTTTTCTTTGATTTTATCATTAGTCGCATATGAAGAAAAATTATCATATTCTAAATTAGATATTTGAAATTTAAATTGTTCTATCATATCTTTATATGATGATATTTTATTTTGTAATTTAAGATAATGTTGAAACATTTTGTTATCCTTTATTTTCTCTTAATCTAAATGGATTTATTATAAAAATTTGGATATTCAGCAATTAATTTTTGTAATCTTGAATTTATAAACTCTAAATCTTCCTTTAATTCGGCAATATAAGGTAAATTTGGATTAGAATTTATTTCTTGCTTAGTAATTTCATTTAATAAATTCATTGTTTGTAATCTATATTCATAAAAATAATCATCAAATTGTTCTTTTGTGTTGATTTTCATCTTATACCCTTAATCCTTAATTCTTAATAATCAAAATCTCTTAATTTCAATAGTTACAATAGTATCATTGTGAATTCCGCCGTGCGGAACTAATAGAATTTTTTGAATTTCAAATCCTAGAGTTTTACCAATACCACCTGAATTCCAACAAAAAGAAATTACTTTTGAATTAAGTTTTGTTATTCTTTGAATTTCTTTTTTAATTTTAGTCCAATAATCAGATTTTGATTTATCGCCTAATGATAATCCTACATTTTTATAGCATTCTGCAAGTTGGCGGTTATCGAATGGTGGGTCAAATAACACACCATCTACACTATTATCATCAAACATTTTAAGAAATTCTAATGCGTCTAAATGATAATCTGTATCAAATTCAGGATTTAAATCATTTGTTACTTTAGCATATCCCATTGATTTTGATTTATTTGCAAAAGGGTCTATCCAAAACAAATTTTTATCTACTTCTAAATCTAATAAATCCCTAATAGGTTTAATAGTATATGTATTTTTATTAGGCATAGCCCACTTACGTTCAAATATGATATTGTCATTTTTAATTTCCATTTTATGCTCCTTGTTCTCTTAAATGTAATTCGTGTTTAATAGTTTCTATATTTTGTTCCGCTATTAACATCTCTTTTTTAACTTGTTTTCTATAATTATAGAAAAAAGCACACAAATCAGGCAATACTCCTGTTATTTTTTTAGTAAATAACGCACCTGATACACCTGCTGAAATATTATATTTCTTAAGCAAACAATTAAATTTAGTTAATTTGCCACTGAAATAATCGTTTAATCGTCTATCTTCATCTTCATCATTAAATAATTCATTTCTTAATTTTAATAAATCATCAGGAATTTTATCATCTGTTAAATATGTTTCAGGACTCATATTAAAAGCACGTATTGCTAAGTTAATATAAGCAGAGTTAATATCAACAGAAATTACCCATTTATGCTTACCTGTTAATGGGTCTTTTACAAATCCACCTTTTATAGGCAATTTAGGATTTTCTTTTTTATTAGGCAAAATAACATTTTTCTGATAACAATAATTATTAATCAAATTCGACCAGGGTTTTAATGTTGATAATGCTTCATCAAGATTAACAGCCATAATAGAAGCAAGATATATTATTACATTTGTTAATTGTAGTTTTTCATCTAAATCATTTAATAAAACAACATCTATTATTGCATAATGGATAAATTGATTATATGCTATTAGTTTTGCTTTTTGATAATCTTTATCAACATATGCGTCATACATTTTAGATTCAAATTCATCAGTAGGACGACTATCAGGCATTATATAAGATTCACCTGTTCTAAATCCATTAAAGTTACTGAAACAATCGTGATTAATTTTATTATATCCTAATTCTACTTTAGTTATATAATCAAGAGAATAAGAACTTCTAGGGTCACGAATAAATTTCTTATATAATTCCAAATAATCCATATAAAAAATTCCAGGTGCTTGAATAGAATATTTAAAGTCTGTATTAAAATTTTCTTTAAGTTCTGATTTACCAAAACAACTAAATTCAGGCTCTAAATTATTTTTAATGGCACGCTTAAATAAGTAAGGATAGTCGAAATTTGCACCATTAAAAGCATAAACAATTAAAGGTTTTAATATTTTAATTAATTTAAAATAAGATTCTAATAAATGTTTCTCATTATCACAATATAGATATTTTACTAAATTAACATTATATTTAGAATAATCTTGTAATTCAACAAATCCTGATTCTCTTAATCCTAATATAAATATATTTCTTGTTTTATGGTCGTAAATTTGAATTGTAACTATTGTTTCTTTTGCTTCATCAGCATTAATTCTTGCATTAGATGTTGTTTCTATATCTAAAAACCATATATCAGGCTCTAGGTTATATCTAACATTTTGTAAATCCCAAAAATTATCTCTTAAGAAAACTTGACCTGGATTATGTGTGCCATATGCTTTACTAGGTTTAGAATTAGTTTTTTGAAGTTTTATATCATCTAATAGATAATTAAATTGTCCTGAACTTGATTCTTCATAATACTCAAATTTTTCATTTATTTTAAGTTTAATGGATTCATTGTTTCTTTTTACTCTTGCATAATATTCAAAAGGTTTATCAGCGTCATTCCAATATGCTTCAAATAAATCATTTTTTAGAATTGTTGTTGTTTCTGCCATTTTCAACCTTTTTATCTCTGTAAGATGTGTATATAACTTCTATACAATATATTGTAAGTATTCCTGATACTAAAGATAAACAAATATCCATAATTAACTCCTGTATTGTTTTTAAAAATTAAATTATAGTTCAACTATACTTAAAAATTTATTAACTCTTTCGTCAGTTGTGCCTATTAAATCAAATGTTATAAGTCCATATTCTCTTATAATTTCATCAAATATTTCATTAATTCTATTTCTATATTTTGTGTCTATACTTCTAAATCCGTCAGGAACAACATCAAATTCAGGTCTAGTAATAAAAATATAGTCAAATTCATCAATATGCTTATTAAATTGTTCTTTTACTATTTCTAATGTTTTATTAGTCATTTGTCCTAATTCTCTAAAATATCTTGAATAGCAAAACACATCTAATATACTTCTATCATAAATTGTAGGTTTTGTAATTTGTAGTTGTTTGATTGTTGCGTCTAATATTCTTAATTGAGATTCATCATCTGACTCTTCATTGACTTTTACTCCGTTTTTAGTAAGATTTCTTACCATTTCGATAACAAAATCAAAATCTTTAAATTTAGGTTGTTCTTGCAATGCCCTTAATAAAGTTGTTTTGCCACTACATTGAGTTCCTGATATTAGAATTTTCATCGGTTTATAGATACTCATTTTAAACTCCTTAATAGAATACTTTAATCTTTTTAACAATTATAAATGAATTTAACTTAATTTAAGATAAATTATTGTATATTAATATAGTATTATAAAAATAAGGGAGCAATAATGAATTTTATTATAACAGGTTCATCAGGATTTTTAGGTTCTGAATTATTACAAAAACTTAAATTTGACGGACATAATGTAGTTGGATTTGATAGAGTAGATTCTGTATTTACTGATTATATAGCAGATTTAACAGATTCATCACAATATGCACTATTTGATGAAACAATACAAGATACCGATGTATTAATACATTTTGCAAGTTCAGTGGGTGTAAAAAATGTTGATGAAGATAAAAATAGTTTTTGGAATTCACATTTAATCAATTTTAATATATTAAATAGAATTAGAGAATTAAAACAACAAAATAAACTTAAATCTAAATTTAAGATAGTCTTTGCAAGTTCATCTGAAGTTTATTTTCAAGGTAGATGTTTAAGAGAACAAGACGATTGCGTATTAAAACAATTAAACAGAAGTTCATATGCAAGTGAGAAAATTAATACAGAATTTGCAATTAAGAATCTTGATATAGATTATATCATCATAAGACCCTTTAATATCATCGGTAAGCGACAAACGACTGAAGGTATGTGTGTTCCTACTATGATTAATCAAATTCTCAATGACGAGCCTGTAAATGTGTATAATGATGGGTCACAAATTAGAACTTTTTGTGATGTTGAAGATTTTGTTAATATAGTATCAAGATTAATATCAAATAAAGAAACAGGTATATTTAATATTGGCAATAATGAAGATATAACAATTAAAAAACTTGCTGAAACATTGCTATCTATTGCAAATAAGCCAACAGATAATATTAAATATATTGATTTTAAAGATGTTTATTCTAATCAAACATTTGAAGTTCAAGCAAGAGTGCCTAGTATTCAAAAAATTAAAGAAATAGATGGTCTTAAAAGATATAAATTTAAAGATTTAAGACAATCATTAAAAGAAATTTATGATTATAAGTTAAGGGAGTCTAATAAATGAAACCATTAATTATTGTTTCACACTTTGATGATGAAATTTTAGGGTGTTCTTCGCTATTACAATATAATCCTACAATATTAGTTATTTGTGGCGATGATGAACGCTCACATATAACTAAATCAGAATTATTAAACAAATATCATTATATAAATCTTAATTATAAAGCATTAGAATTACAAAAAATATCACAATCTGAATTAGTAGATAAAATTAAAACTGCTAGTCTAATTTTAGATTATGATTGTGTATTTACTCATTCTGAATTTGATAATCATTCAGACCATAAAATAGTTTCTAATGCTTGCGATATAGTTTTTAGGTCAAATAGAACAGATAATACATTATATGCAAAATTTATGGTAGAACCATTAAATATTGCAAATTTTAATGAAACATTGGGTATTAAAGTAGATTTAAATTATAAAAATAAATTACTTGATTTATATAAAGATTATATACCTAAATCACATTTAGATTTAATTATTAATTTTAATAGATATATAGGCACTAAATATAATTTAGGATTTGCTGAACCATTTGAAATAATATATAAAAAAGGTTTATAACACGTGTCTAAGTTGCCTAAAGTATTAATGATACACGAAATAACACCTGAAATTCTAAGTTTAGATAAAAGTGTTTATGATGAATTTGATATATTAACATTTGATGATTGTTTATATACTCAATATTTAAATCATAAACACTTTGCCAAATTCAATAAGAAAATGATATTTTTTCTATCTACTAATATAATTTGTCCTGAAAATATAAATCAATCAGAACAGATAATTTATTGTGGTAACGCTCATAAAAAAGCATTTAAAGGTAATTTTGAGAATTATATGAAGTTAAGTCAAATTCAAGAGTTGTCTAAGTTGTCTAAGTATTATGAAATAGGCGGACACGGACATAATCATATTTTATTTAAGAATTCTGTTTATTCATTTGATAAGATTAAAGAAGATACAGATATAATGGTAAGTAAATTTAAAGAGTATAATTTAGATTTAAATTCATTTTGTTTTCCATATAATCAAGATAATACATTTTATAAGATATATATTAAAAAATTAAATTTGGATTTATATGGCGATGAACGAATACCAATTGAATCTTATATTAAAAACACTAAAAGTTATAAACCTGAGTTAAAATATTGTTAAAGTATTCTGAACTAAAATTTATGTTATTAGATTTTAATAATTCATCAAAATATAAACACCAATAAAATACTGCTAAATCATAAATTTCAGATAGTTTTTCTTGATTATAAGGGAATTCTTTTTTACGTTTTAATTCTTTAATAATTTTAAATCCAACCCATTTATTAGTAGATGTATTCTTAATTCCTAAAAATACTTCTTGTTTGCCACGTTGTTTATAAAGTGGATATTTGATAAGTTCTTGCTTGATTAAATCAAAATTATTAAACATTTAAAACCTATAAATCTATTAGAAGTTTCCCCCAATAAAGGGGGATTTTAATTATTTGTGTCTTGTTACAAGATTTGGATTTTTAGCAACTTTCTTGCGGTATTTCTTTTGTTTAGCAAGAATACGTGCTTTATTTTTTCTGTAATATTTAGCAAGTGCTTTCGCTTTAAGGCGTCTATCTGCTTTATTTTGATTTTTCTCTCTATCAAGTTCTGCTTTTTTCTTACTAAAGAATTTTGCTTCATTGACTGCTTCGTCATCATCATCAAGTTCATCACCTGATAGAACATCAAGGATAAATTCGCCGAATTCATCGACTTCTTCATCGTCCATTGTATCAAGCAAGTCCATAATATCTTGTCTTGTGATAACATCGTCTTCGCCGAGAATATCTTTATCTAGTTCAACTTCGTCTTCAGCACCTTCTTCATCTAGGTCTTCAACGTCGTCTAGTGTTTCGATATCATCGTCTTCTCTTAGTTTCTTTTCATTAAGAAGTAGAAAATCACTAAATTTCATTTTTTAATATCCTTTATAGTTTTATTATATTTATATTAAAATATACAATTATTTATCATTTTTAATTTTATTTATGTATTTTTTATGTAAATCTTTCAAAATATCATAATTAGTTTCAGCAAATCTCTTATAATCTAGCCAATTTAACGCTAATTTATTCATATTTTCTTTATCTAATAAAAAATATTCAGTATCATCAATTGTTACAAGTTGCACGTTATATTCTACAAATTTAGGGGGTTCAACAGGTTCAGGGATATATTGCGGTGTATATACCTGTGTTGTAGCACAACCTGATAAAAGTAGTGTGCTTGCCAATATTATACTACTGCCTACGTGTTTTAATGTTTTCATCTTTCTTATACCTTCCTATATTTAAGTAAATATCAGATAAATTCGTATTGTTTAAGTCTGTTAATTTTAACTCACAATTCGGATTTTTCTCTTTGTTTATCACTATTTTTTGAACTTTAGTTTCAGTGATAACCTTTGGCTTTAGAATTAATAATTTCTTAAGTTCTGAAATTTGAAAATCATAATTAGATTCTTTAATCTCAATAGTCTTATGAAGAGTTGAATTTAAATCTTCAAATATATTGATTTTTTGCTCTAATTTTGAAATTGTGTCTTGATGTTCTTTAATTTCAGATTTTAGATATTCTACCCTAAAATGGTAAATACCCAATGCACTTAGGATTATTAAACCAATAGCAACATATTTATTAAATATAAGTTTTGATAATACAGATAATATAATATTCATATAACTATTTATATAAATTACTTAAATCTATTGTATCTGTATCATCTATCTTATATTTAAAATCCTTCAAATCGTTTAATTCATAATCTAAAATTTCTAATTCTAATTCTCTTTTTAGATTTTTAATATTTTTATAATCTAAATCAGTATTAGAATCATTAACTCTAGTGTTAAGATTAATTTCTTTGTTGTAATTTTTAAGTATATTAAAATCTCTATTCTTTGTCTGTGTCATTAAACGTCCAATCCGTCAAATTTTGCATTGACTCTATCTCTATTCTTTTAATTTCATCATTTACATATGTTTCAGTTTGTAATTGTTGCTCTTTAGAGTTAAATTCTACAACATCTGAAACACGCATTTTATTATAATCTACTTTCATATTGAAAAAATCTGTTCTACCTGTATATCTATTTTTAGTAATTTTAAAGATAAGTTCAGATTTCTCTTTCATTTCATCGGTTTGTAAAAGAAAACACATAAAATCGGCTGTTTGTGCTGTTCCTATACTATCAGATATTGCTGAATTGTCTGAATCTTTTTTATTAAATGCGATACGTCCGAGTTGCGAACAACTAATTATTGGTAAATCCCTTTTTACCGCCACTGCTCTAACTTCTTCTGCTATTGCTTTAATATATGAATAAAGACCTGCACTAGGCTGAACTCTATCAGATTTCATTATACCTATATAATCTAAAAAAATCAAGTCAAATTCAATATTATTAGATTTATACATATCAAGTAATGATTCTAACATTGAAGCAGAAAATGAACCTGCAGGATATTGTTTAGTATAGAATTTGCCTAATTGCTTAGATTTCTCAATAAATTTATTCTTAATAATTTCTTTAGGGATATTTTTAAGGTCATTAATTGGTAAATCTAGGTTATCTGCGTCTATACGTTTAACAAATTCAAAATCTGACATTTCCATTGATACTAATAAGACATTATAACCTTGTTGTATAAAATCTGTAATAGATGTTGATAAAAGTAGAGATTTACCTATTCCTGCAGGTGCTAAAAACAAATTTAAAGTGCCTTTTTGATAGCCTGAACCTAATCTTTTGGCTAATTCATTAAATCTGTGATAATTAATACCTGATTTAGGATTTTGATAATAATCAATTCTTTTATCTATATCTTGATAATCCAAACCTAAGTCAAAATCTAGTGAAATTTTGCTTGCCTTTTCCATTAATTCACGTGATTTAGCCTTTAAATTCTCTTTTTTAGAATCTATAAAATCAGCACCCACCATCATTGCTTCAGTAAATACTTGGTCTTTTACAAATTCAAGGGTTTTATCAATTAAGAATTCTTGATTAATTTGTTCTGAATTTTTAATCTCTTTTAAAGATTCTGCTATACTAGCACGCTGTTCTTTATTAGGAATTTCTTTAACTTGTAGTGCTATTTCTGTTAAATTTGGTATCTTTGCATAATCAGTATAGAATTTATTAATAATATTAAATATAACTTGATTATTAGTTTCAAATACTTTATTTTCTAATAAGATATTTCTTACCTTGCTAAAATATTCAGGCGATTGTATAATTTCTTTTAAAATAGCATTTTGAATATTCATTAAATTCCCTTATTCTGTAATTGATTTACACAATTCAACTAAGAATTTATTAACTTCTTCAGATGAATTGCAATTATGTTCTATTATATTAGATTTTGAATTAAAATTAGATAAAAATAAAGCATTTAATTGTAATTTCTCTTTAAAATGTTTTAATCTTAATCTAAAACTAGCACGTTCAAATTTATTATCTATATTTGTATAAAAATATACTTTGCCATATGTAGTTACTACAATTTTATATTTTTGTTTTAAAGATTTTATTAGTGGCATAAAACAATTATCAAGCAATATAAATGCGAAATTATCTCTTAATTTTATTGATTCTTGATTTTCTTTTAAGAATTTAATATGATTTAATTCAATTTGCTTGCATATATTTTCAAATTCAGGATTTAACACAGGTAATAAATGTGTGTCTAAATCTTGATTATTAAAATGCTCCCAATAATATAAATTCATATAATAGCCTAGCGAATTTAATTCTAAGTTATCAAATTTTTCTATTTCTGTTAAAATTAAATTTATGGATTGTGAATTTAAAGAGTCTAATTTAAAAAATTCATAACAAGTTCTAATACAAGATTGATTTTTATCTATTAATGTAAAATTAAATTTGTTATCATCTTTAAATGCAAATTTATATCTATTATAATCTATAACTATTACTTTATATAAATTTGATAATTCATTAATTTTATCAATAAAATTATGTATATCTATATTTAAAATAAAAATACATTTAATCTTATCAATAGAATTAATTTCATTTATTTCATTAATAATAGAATCTAAATTATAATAATTAAATCTAAAATCTTTTACTTTATCTATTTGTGTAAATTTTTGATTTAATAATAAGTTACAACCATATCCAACTAAATCATTACTATGAATAGATATTATCATTTGTTTTCCTTTTGCGATTCTAAGTGATTTAATAACTCTTGATATTCTAAAACCTTTTCAGGCGATAAATTATATTTTTGTTGTAGATACAAATTATCATATTTAGATTTCTTAAAACTAGGGAATTTAATAAATTTAATTCTTTGCTGTTTAGCAAAATCTGATATTATATCAAATTGAACTTCATCAGGTATAAATTGACTATAATAATTGAAAAAGTCGGCTATTTGTAAAGTTTTTGTATTACCTGATAGCCATCTACAAAACATAAAAGAATTAAATTTTTTCTTTTCTTCTAGTGATAAGTCATTAAATTTACAATCAGATGTAAGACATTTTGAAAATACATTAAACATTATTTAATCCCCTAACCTATAATAAGTATTAATCCTACTGAAACACAGGCTACAAGAATACATATTACTATGATACTTATAAACATCTTATCTATATAATCCTGTAAATTCATTTTATCCCCCTTTATATCCAACCACAATTATCAGCAGTTAGCGGTATTATATCAGATTTTTGTGATGATAAATTCTTAAATTCTATTATTAAAGTATTTAATTCATAATGTTTTAAATACATCTCTAACTTCTCTAAATTAAAAGTAGTTGCAGAATTATTATACTCCCTAATAATATCTGTTTCTATTTTAGCAGGAATCCCACCTTCTAAAACTAAAACTTTATTTCTATTATATTGAATTCTATATAAAGGATTAGAATCTAAAAACTTATCTAAACTTCCAAATTCCTTAATTTTCTTTAATAATGTGGCTTCGCCAAATCTAGGATTATCAAAAATATCTAATTCATTTTTCTTATTAAGTTTATTATAATCACTAAATATTGATTTATCTTTAAGATGATAATATTCTAATTCAGTAATATTAATATTTTTTGATTTAAGGTATTCTTTAAAATTTTTACTAAATATTGTATTATCAGTTATTTTAGGAACATTATCTGAAACATCACCTAAACATATATGGCAAAGTTCCCAATGTTCGCCTTTATCTTCTTCTGTGATAAATTTATTAGTGATAGCCGAATATTGCTTAACATCGCCAAAATGATGAAGTTGTATCATATCTTTATCAGGACTATGAATTAATATCTTTTCAAATGGTGCATATCTTTTAGTTAATACTGCAATTAAATCATCTGCTTCAGCACCTGGAACTGCAAAAGATTTAAAAGGTGTATAATCATTAATAACTTTAACTAATACATCTAAATGTTTAAAAACTTCCTGATAATTAACTTCTGATTCTTCCCTTATTGCTTTACGTTGTTCTTTATATTCAGGATATATTTCTTTACGCCAATAAGCCCTTGAATGGTCGTCTAAACAAATAACTAAATCTTTATATTCAGCATTATAAAATCTATATACTTCTAATAATTCTGTTAAAATTTTATGAATACAAAGATTTATATATTCAGATGTTACGTATTTTTTATCTTTTTTATGTGGATTGGTATTTTTAATTGCTGTAAAGATTGAACGATGTATAAGAGAACTAAAATCATATAATATCATTATGTTTTCCTTATTTAAAAATTTTGTATTAGTATAACAGGGGATTGTTTAAAATCCCCTTAAATCGAATTATTTTGATAATCCATTAATCAAAGCGTCTAGTTCATCATCAACTGAAGTAGCAGGTTGTGCTTGTGGTGCAGTTGGTGTTGGTGCAACAGGAGTCACAGGTGGCTGAACTTGTAATCCTGTTAAGCCTGTATCAAACGGAACTTCATCAGGTTGTGATACTTTAACTTGTGTTTGTTGTGCTGATTGTGCTTTTGGTGCAGAACTTGTAGCACTAGGTGTTTCAGCGTCTTGAAACATAACATATTTAAGTCTATTTTGCAAGAAATCATATGTTTTATAATTTGCTTCATCTAAGAACCAAGACAACTTATGGCAGTGTGTCGTAATATCAGATATCGCTTCTTCAACTGAATTATAAATTGCTGAAGGTTGGTCGTCACATTTTGAACTATCATAATCAATTAGTCCATTTGAGCCTTTTTTAGATATAAGCATAAAGTTATATCCATTAATAGGGTTAAATAGATTTTTAGGTTTAATACCTAGTTTTTGTTGTGATTCAGGCGGTTGTAGATAGCCTTGAATTGCTTGTGCCATTTTGTAAGACATATCTAGCAAGAAAATTTTACCATTGTTTTCAGGATTAACAGGGTCGTTAATTACTTTAATATTAGTAATATATCTTGTTGCTCTGTTGAATTTTTTAGATTCTTCTTTTTGTCCTGAATTATAAAGTTTTTGCCACGCTTCAAAAAATGGGTCTGGCTTGCCTATTGTTGTAGGACTCCACTCATTACAAAATCTTTTTTTACCATTTTTAGTAAATGTTGTATTGATTCTAAAGACTTTTTGGATAGTTCCCATTGAGCCGTCTTCACGCTTTTCGCCATCAGGCAAAAATCTTATCAACGCTGAACCATTGCCTTCTTTGTCTTTAGGTAGGTTGTAAAAACGCTTGTCGCTGTCATAATCTGACTTTGCAAAAGGGTCATTATCCCCTGTCATTTTGTTCCAATCAAATACATTATCAAATTCACTCATAATTTTATCCTTTTCAATTTTCTATTTTCAAATTTCTATTTTTCAAATATTAAATAATTATTAATATATTATTAAAAATTTATTAATAATTAAAACCTTTTGCTTAATCCTTAATCTTGTCTAAGAATTGCTATAACAATTTTAAACACATCAGTTATGAAAACAAGTCTGTAAGCGTCTTTTACTTCATTATATACCACCTTTACTTTGTAATTTGTAACAGGAATTTTATTAAATAATTCTGTTTTTATTCTTATATTAAAATTCTTTGATGAAGTATTAAAATAAGATTTAGAATAAGAATTTGATGAAATAGCGTATTTATTATTTAACACTAATTTAAGTGTCGTATTTCCGTCAATTGCATTAAATTCTAAGCCGTCTAAGTCGCTAAAGATACTATATGCTTTTGAAATTTTTGAGATTTCATCTGAACTTAAATCAAATTCTGCTACACTTGGAAAATTAGCAGTAGATTCAACAATATTAGCAGGTTTCTCATAAGGTTTAAGAGTAAATTCATCTGCTAGTAAATAAACTGCTGAATCTGTATTATCTGATGAAGTTATAGTAATTTTTTCATTATCTGCTGTAATACTAGGATTTTCATCAAATAAAGACAACAATTTAAGTAATTTAGATAATTCAAATATACCTAAATTATCAAATTGTTCTGAATCTAGTGCTTGCATATCGACATTTACTAAAATTTCAGATGATTCTGATGATATAGTAGTAACAGGATATTTCAAAATTACCTTATCAGATATAGCATTAAGTTGTCTTAAGACTTTCTGTGTTGCTAAATTTAACATTATTGTGTGTTGCTCCTTTCTGTAAATTTATATACGTTTATATTACTATAAGTTGTCTTATAGTTGTCTTAATCCGAATAGCATTTGCCCTATTGCATTATAGAATTCAGGGTCGTTTCTTACTATTCTAATAAAGTTATCTGTTGTGTCTTTAAATAGTGTAGCACCACCACCAACTATACAAAGAAAATCTGCTTTATCCAAAAATGAAGGAAACTTCTCTTCAACTAATTTAAGCAATGATTTTAAGTATTCTTTCTTAGTTGTTTCAACAAATTCTTTATAATCGTATTTTGAACCACGCAATTTATAATAGCCTTGTTCCATTATTTGTCTTGCTTCTTGTAAAGTAATTTGTCTATTGTGTGATTTATAAATTTCTTGTGCTATTTTTGACGCAACTAACATCATACCTTGACGTTCTTCGCCATACCATAAGTTCGAATCTGTTACACCATCGCTAATTGATAGCATATCAATCGTATTCTGTCCTACGTCTAAAATTATATAGTTCTTTGTTCCCAAAAATTCTTTTTGCTCTTCAGGAAACTTATTACCATATTTGTCAATTGCAAGTTTTGCACCTGCTCCTTGTGGTAGAACATAAACTTTTTCAAATTTATAGTCTGTTTCATCTATTGTAAAACTTTCCAATCTTGCTTGAAAATATCCTGAATAATTAATTTGTGCTATTGATAATCCTGCAACAATAATATCAGGGGTAATTCCGCATTTTTTGATTGTGTGTTTAAGTAACAACGGAGCATAATATTCAAGATTTTTATATTCTGTAATATCTATCATATTTTGAGATGGTAAATGTTTTGCTTCATCGCCAACCATATAATAGTTATCATCATATTGATAAATCTTATCATTTTCAACTTCATTAACTTTTTTTGTAATTCCTATTAATGAAGGGAATTTAAATTTTTTTAATATTTCGCCATATTCATTTGCTACTACGACTTTTACACTAGAATAGCCTAAATCTAATCCCATTATATACATTAAATGTCCTTATGTTAATTTAATGAATTTATAGTGTATCGCACTCTTATTCGCCTGTAACGCTTCAAATATCAAGTATCGACCTTATCAAATAGAGTAAAGGGGATTTTGATAATCCCCCTAATTTTTAAAGTATTAAAACTATTAAAGTTCAAAAGTTGATGAAACTTTAAGTGTAACTTTCTTACCTGCAGGTTTAACCCAAGATTTGCCATTTGTAACGCCTTTGCGTTCTTTTGTGGCTCTTACTTTAAGTTTGCCTAGTTCAGGCAATACAACTTCATCACCTGCTTTAAGTGCAGGGATAATAATTTCACTGAATAGAAGTTCAAGTATTCCTTCTGCTTCAACTTTTGTGCTGTCAAGTTTTTCTGCTAGTTTAGCAACCAACTCTTTTTTTGTCATATGTGACTCCTTGTGTTAAATTTTTAAATTTTGCATATTATCCGCTATTTTAACATCTCTATTAATATCAGGGATAACAGGCTTTTGTATGATTTCTTGACTACTAGAATTACTTTGAGATATTTCTGTTGATTCTAAGTAGTCTTTAAAATCAATCGGAACATCTGTATTATCGGTAAGTGTTTCTGATTTATCATCTTGTTTAGTAGTTTTACGTGATTTAGGTTTAATAGTTTTATTAGTAGTATTTGAATTAGAATTTATAATATTAATTTCTTCATCACTATTATTAGAACTTTCATCAAATTCTAATATAATTCTCTTTAAATTAGTTGTATCATCTATATTAATAATCATCTATAAATTCCTTTATTTAAATTGATGATATTATATAAAATTGATTATTAAATAAACCTTAAAATTTAATCAAAATAGTAAGTTTTTAGGGGATTTTTGAGTTTTTTTTTTAAAAACGTCCGAATACAGGGTCAGGATTTTCCATATATTCTTTAGTTTCTAAATCTTGTTCTTCTTTGATATTTGTCAATTCATCAAAGTAAGATTCAAGCGTTTTAAGTTCATTAGTATCTAAATAATCATTATCAGTAGAATTTGAATTAAACATATCAGAACTTAATTCATCTTGCTCTTTAAAATGATAACTTCTACATTTTAATCTATAACAATTCTTAAGATTATTAAACATAAATAAATTGTTTATACTAGGAGTTTCAACTTTTAAATCAGTTATTTCTAAGACTTTTTGCGATGGCAAAACAATTAGAGAATTAACAATTTTATCTAATTCTATATTATGGTCTTTAAAAATTTTATCAAAACTAAATTTAGATATATAAATATCTACATTTGTTTCGCCCATAAATCCAAAATTTGATGATAAGGCTTCGCCTGCTTCATATTCATCAGCATTATCAGGGAAGCCGTAAATTTCAAATATAGAAGTGTTATCAACCTTTAAATGTGAAAAATCGCCGAAAACTGAATCTTCGTTGATTTTCTCTGATAATATCAATTTTAGTGGAACTCCATAAATTCTTATTACTTCGTCTGCAAGCGTTGCATTTAATTGATATTCATTTAAAGGTATATTTAAATTCATTAGTTTCTAAGTGCCTTAAAGAAATTTTTAGATATATCGTTATTATATATTTCTGATGTTGTTTTCTTAGCATTTGCTAAACCAACAAAATCAATAATACCTATTCTAAAAGATACTAAATTTTCATCTGAATGAAACTTAACATCTTTTAAATTGCTATTTTTAGTCAAATTTTTTATAATTGTTTGTCTAAGTGTGCTTATAATAGTATCATTTAACTCAGTATCAACACCATTAAAATACAAAGTCAATTCATAAACATACTCGTCCTGACCGTTATAAACAAAACTATCATCTAAATCAACATCTTTAGCAAAAGGACTTAAAGATTTATCTAAAGTTTTAAGAAAACTACAAAAATCGTCATATGTTACTCTTTTAATAGTTGCTTCAGTAAGTAGTTCTTTTTTGTAAAAATCTTTAAAACTTGAACCGCTAGGCTTTGTTGATTCTTCTAGTAGTTCATTTTGATAAAAATCTTTAAAAGTTTGCATTTAAAATTCTTATTTTGCTTTTTCAATATTAGATATCAAAACATTGATATTATTATTAATTTCTTTAAGAACTGAACCTTTGAATTCAATTCCTTCATCTCTAGCATTTTTTGCAACTTGATAAATTGTTGTCAAGCAATCTCTTAATTTATCTGCTAAATCAGTATTTTTAGATTCTGTTAATTCTTTTTGATAAAAATCCTTAAAGGTTTTCATTAATTAATCCTTAAATATTATATTTTTTTGTTTAGTTTGTGTTACTGAACTATTTATCTGTGATATTATATTATTTTTGCTTAAATTTTGTTTAGGCAAGAATAAGTTAAATTCAATATAATTCAATTTTGAAAAGTTATATTGTATATCAATTTTTCTATTTTGAATTATATTATCAAAGTTTCTATTTAATTCATTTTTAACTACTTTATCAACGTTATCATCATTTGAATAATCAAAGTTATCTGATTTAATGAAAAATCCTAACATTATTTTATCTGATAATACATTTACTTTAATCAATATTTTATAACTAGGATATTTTATACTTAAATTATATGATAAATCATTAATAAATTTTAATACCTTGCTAAAATCAATTAAATTGTTATAATTTCCTGAAATTTCATCTTTTGGCAATGAATTTCTTAAATCTAATATAGCATTATAAACCTTATTAAATTTAGATTTGTCAAGTGTTAATCCAAAATCATTTAATTGTTGCTCTATTACAATTAATTCAGTTGAGATATTTGCTATTTTTCTATCATAATCATCTCTGTAATAAGCATTTTGGATTTTTTCTTGTAGTGCATACTTATTACACTCTTCAAGATAAAAATCTTTAAATGTCTTAGATTGTTTTAAATCTTTTAAATTACGTCTTTCAAATCCTAAAGGTGTTTCTACGCTTGCGATATCGCCTGAATCTGTTTCATTTATAAGTTTTCTAAACATTATAATCCTTTAATACTTAACCAAACTATTATTTCTTTTCTTAAAATTTGTTCTAAACGCTGAAAACAGATTTAAGTTTTCTTTGTTTTTTAAATCTATATCATAAAAATTCATTATATAATCAGAAATAGTTAATTTCTCTATTTTTGTTTTAGTTAAATATTTATCTATATATTCATTAAAAATTGACATTATAGAACTAAATTGTTTTTGTAAAGTTTTATTATTTTCAATTCTACCGCCAACAAAAATAACTTCAATAATAGGAGTATATTTTGAATAATCTATAATCAAATCTAGTCTTATAAATTCGCCATCTACCTTATTATAAGAATTTGAGATTTCATAAACTTTTTTCAATAACTCTTTAAACTCTTTAAATTTAAGATTATTATTACTTGATTCTACTTCTTCTAATAATTTCATAAAATTACTCATTTTATAATCCTATTTCCTAATTGCTCTTATTTCTTAATTTTCTTAATATAATCTCTTTTTTCCCAAACAAGATTACAAAAATCAACTATAAATTTCTTAGTCAATGTAACTTTACTGAAATTCTTAGGTTTCTCTTCGTTGTCATCTCTTTTATATTGTAGCATATTGTATCTATCAACTATACCTTTGCACCATCTTTTATAATTTTCAACTAAATAATCATTGTCAAATGGCACTGACGCTTGTTTTCTGTCAATATCTCTTATCATAAAATGTATCATTGTTAATACATCATCAAGACTTGATGAATCACTAATTTCGATATCATATTGCTTTGTTTTATAATCTGTTCTTACACAAAATTCTAAAACTCTGTTTTCAGGCGAATTAGGATTTACAGATTCTGATATTAGTTGATATTTTTTTGCATAAGTATAAACTTCTTTTTTCTTACTATAAACATAATTAACAAATTTACTAACAAATACAGGGGAAAATTTTATTTTCTCTTGATTTACTCTATTATATATTGCAACTGCTTTTTGAGTGCAATAATAAAGATAATCGTATAGGTCTATATCATCTTTTTGAATTTTATTTAAATCAATAGAATCTTTATATTCTCTTTTATCAAGTTCTTTATTTATTTGATAACAATTATCAAGAACAGATAATTTAAATCCATATCTACTATCTTTTACAACAGACATATCAAGAAAATAACTATATAATACTACTTCATCATTTGCAACTTCATTTAATTCTGAATTTTCTGCTATGCTATTCAATAAATCCATAAATTTACTCATTTGTTTTCCTTTAATTATTCTTGCTCTGCAAC